TTCTGTAGCTTTTATTGCTAAATTTCGAAGCATAACGTTTTCGTCATTTACAAGTTCTAAGAATAACACTGGGTTTTCTCTAGCAAATAAGTACAAATCTCTTTTTACTTCACTAGAACTCATCTTAGCAACGCTAGAACCATATTCAACTCTTAATATAGCTTCCATTTGATCAATGTCAATTGCCATAGCTGTGTTTAAAGCTTCCATTTCTGTTTCTATACTTACTAGATCTTCTTTTGCTTCAGCAACTTGATCTAACTCTTGATAAGCAACGTTTCTTTTAGGATGGTATAATGATAATAATTTTTGTAATGGTTGATTTGTTTTTGGTACAAATAAAACACCTTCTTCAAAAATGATATGATCTAGCATTACGTTTTCATCTTGTTCATCAACAAAGCATGACTTTTGATTGCTAGCATGTCTAATTTCTCTGTTTATGTTTTTATCAGGATCAAACCATAACATTGGTTTTCTTCTTGATGATTTAGAACTTAAAACATACGTTAAAGGTCTACCGCTCTTTTTTAAAAAATATTGTCTATCTTTTATCTCCCATTTAGGGGTTTTATCAACTGCTTTAGGAGTTGACACTATAATTTCTTTAGCCTTTTTAGGCTTTGTTTCTTTTGTTTCCATAATATAATATAATTAAATAGTTTAAAAAATAAACCTATAGGCGCCGATTAAGACGCCTGTAAGTTTAAAGTAATCATTATGCGTCAAGCGCAATAGTACAACTAAGAATATCTGCATGAGCAAACACGGAGTTTACGTCATCACAAACAACTACAAAGCTATCAGTAGCTTGTAATTCTTGCTTGTAACTATTTCTAGAGCTCGCTAATTTATTAGCTAAAGCTTTAAATACAGCTAGTTCAGTATTAGCGGTTACCGTTAAAGTAACTACGTCTACACTAGCAGCTTGTCCTTCTCCAAGACTACCTGGCGCAAACTTTATAAGTATAGTTGCGTCAGCAGCTACAGTCATAGACTGTAATCTTGAAGCTGGGTACATTGCAGCGTCATCAGCTGCGTCGATAAATATTAAAAATTTTTCCATTTTTGTTTAGTTTTTTAAATTATTATTAAGATGCTTCTCCTTTTAACATTACAAAGTTATTAGCAGCTTGTACAACTAAACATCTTTCAGATAAGTAATGTACTTCCATAATGTCGTCTCCAACATATGATGCACCACCTACAGATCCTGTTACCCAAGATTTCATTCTTCTATCGTCAGTTTGAGAAGCTCTATATCTTACGTGTAAGAAAGGTCTTTTAATGTTTTTACCTAGATTTTCATCATATACAGATGAAGTACCAGCTGGAATTAAAATTCCTTCAACATCTCCAAATCCACCTCTACCGTCAGCTTGATTTAAGTATCTCCAATCAGTTTTATAGAAGTCATAAGAACCTCTTCTAAACCCGTTGAAACCTAAATTAAGTGCCATATCAGAACTGTTAGAAAATACTCCATAAGAAACCCCTTGCGAGTGGTATCCGTTTATAGAAGCAAGCATATCGTCAATATCTAAAGCTAAATCTCTATTTACATAAAGCATATTTTCTTCAATTGCACCTTGCTTATCTAAGTTCTTAAGAACTTGATCAAATTCACCAATACTATTTAAACCTTCGAATACATTTCCTCTAGTTTCTACAGCTTCAAATAAACCTTCGCTACCAAATTCTTTACCAGCAATACCCATATCGGTATCTGCAGTTGATGATCCAGGAACTCCTTTCACAGCTTCTATCATAGCCATTTCTACGTAATCTTCAAATCTTAGTTTAGTTTCGCTAGCAGATTTCATGTACCAAGAATATCCTGATTGTCCATCTTCTGTGCTAGTTTCAACCCACCCAATTTGAGCAGTGTCAGAACCAGAGATTTGAAAATGATCTTTAAGAATCATTGGTCTGTTGTCAAACTTAGTAAAAGTTGGCTTAAGTTCTCCTAGCATACCAGCAGATCCTTTAGCAAACTCAGAACCAAATACAAAAACATTTACACCACCATCTACAAGACCTTCAGTCGCGAGAGTAGCTGTTTTATAAGGTTGAGCCGTTATAACTTGAGCAGCAGAAGCAGAAACTCTACATACTGATGTTTTAAGTCCTGTTGCAGAATCAGTTACGATTATTGTAGCACCTATTCTTACAGAGTTAACGTATCCACCACCTAAAGTGATTGTATTTGCACTTACATCAGCTACAGCTGTTTCAGTTCCTGTTGATTTGTTTTTATAAGCAATATGTAATCTATTTTGTTCAGACCATACTACTTGATCAGATTCCATAGGCATCTCTGCCCCTACCATTGATAAGAATCCGTTAATTGTACGATTACCGTATCTTTCGATTTCAGCTTCGTATAATTCTGGTAAGTATTGTTGTGCCCATCCTTGGTTAGCTGTATTAGCTAAGTCAAGGTAATTGTTTGAGCTTACGACTTGAGATGGAGAACCCGTTAAAGAGTAATCGCCACCTAAGCCTAAAGACGTATTAAATCCCATTTTTTTTAAATTTTAAGTTATTAATTATTTTCTAATTTTAAATTTCAAACTAGAACTATTGTCACCACCTATAACTTTATACTTCATGCCACCAGCATCAACGACAGGTGCAGCAGTTCTTGAAGACATATCAATGTTTTTAGCACTCATAGCGTTTTCTTTTATAGCATCTGCTTTACCTTGATTATAAAAATGTTTAACAATTTTATCAACGTTTTTACCAGCATACAAAGCTTTGTGATAACCTTTAGCGTCTTTCATCATATCTTTTTCGTCAAGAAACTCTCTTACGAAATTAGATATATCACTTTGGTAATCTTTAACATCCTTAGCGTTATTCACATTAAATCTATACGTTTTATCTCCAACGTTAAAATCGAAACCTTCGAATTTATCATTAAAAACATTGTCAGTAGATTTTTGAAAACGATCAAACTGTTGCTTTTGTATCTCACTATTAGTGGTTCGTTCTTGTTTGTATTTATCATAAAAACTCACTGCTTCTTTCTGCTCTCCGGTTAACTTAGAACCCAACTTGACTTCCTTGTAGTATTGATCCTTTAATCCAGTAAGATGCTTTCGCGCTTTTACAATTTCTTCTTTGAAAGCCAATTTTTTCTTTTTAATGTTTCTTGACTCATCAATGTCCTCATCAAACTCAAAATTATCTTCAATTAAAAAGTTAATTTCTTCTATGTCTAAATGAGGTTTAGTGTTTTTATAGTATTCTTTTAAAATAGACGTATCATCTATATTTGAATAATCAGCGTTTAATCTACTGTAGTCTTCTAAGCTACCACCTGTTTCTTCCATAAACTTTACTAGTTCTTGTAAGTTTTCTGGAACTACAACTTGTGGTTGTTCAGGTTTAGAAGGTACTTCGTTTACAATTGTATCCTTACTTTGTAAATCTTCTTCCGCTAATTGATCTTGTGATACTTCTTTTAGTATTACTTCTTGTTCTTCTTGTTCTTCTTGAGCAACTTCTTCAACAACATCAGGTTTATCATCAACAGGTTGTTCCTCTGTTTTTTGATTTTGGATACTGTTTACTTTGTCTTTCAGTTTAATTTTAAAGTTACCACTTTGTGAATCAAGCACTTTAGCTTGAAACTTAGGAACTTCTTGTTTTTGTTCAACATTCTGCTCAACAGCTACTTCGTCTGTTTTAACTTCTTGAAGAACTTCATTTTGTTTTTCAGTGTTTGCCATAATAAAATATTATATAATTGATTAATTATCTTGGTGTAAATTGCTCTAAACCAAATCCTCCTAAGTTATCAAATCCGGCTGATTCAAAATCTTTAGGTGGATTTCCTTTTTTTCTTTGCTCAATCATCTCGCTTTGTTGAGATGCTTGTATTTTTGTTCGCTTATCTTTGCGATCTTCTTTTTGAGTTTCTCTAGAACTTAAGTTTTGAACATCCATTTGTCTTAACTCTTTGTTCATTTCAAACTCTAACTGCATTAATTGTTTTTTAATCTCTGCCTCTTGTTGCATTTTTTGAATAGCTAAGTTAGCCTTCATTTGCTCAATTTGTATTTCTGTTTGTGCTAAAGCTTGAGATTTTTGCATTTCGGCCTGTGTTGCTTTTTCACTTGCTTGTGCGTTTGCCTGGGCTTGTTGCTGTATGTTTTGTTGGGATCTTTTTTGGTCAGCTACTAATTTCTTTTTTCTTCTTATTTTTAGTAACTGATTAGCAAGTTTAAGATTTCTTACTTCACGTATATCAATTGCGTCTTCTAAATCTAAACTTTGTTGCTGAAGCGCTACTTGTATATTATTTTCTAATAATTGTTTTTCTTCTTGATCTGGAGCTAGCTCAATAAATATACCAAAGTCATGCAAGTGTAAACCTGCCATTTCTTCTAAAACAGCTACGTTTAATAAAACTTTCTTTCGTTGGTGAATATTCTATAACGTCAGATATTCTCATAGAAATGCACTCTGCAGTTGAAAGCGTTAAATATAAGCTTGATTGTAATATGTGTCTAGTGGCTGTGTTAGAATTAGCGGCTGCTATTTTTTGTATTCCAACTAAAGCGTCTTTTGATGGAGTGCTTCCATCTCTAGCTTCGTTTAATCCAGTTACATCTCTTATCATTTGCAGATAATAATTGTAAGTTTGTATTAAACTTTGTATTTTACCACCTTTAGAGCTAGTATTTAATTCTTGTATAGGTCTATTACCTCTGTTCATGTCTCCATCTTGCGTCATTGATCTACCAATAACAGAACCTGTTTGGAAAAACATGTTTAATGCTTCTTGTGGGTTATAATTTGTACCGTTACCTAAGTCGATTTCAGCTAAAGCATCTGCATCTAAATAAACGCCATCTGGAACCATTTTAGACATCACCTGTTGAAGTTTTAGATGAGTCAACTGAATCATATCAGCAAACCCAGTTATTCTGCCAACTAGAGACTCTACTCTACCTTGATACATTCTAGGAGCACATATACTATAACTCATAACAGCTTTAGTTGTGTCAGCTTTAGGTCGTATCATGTTTTTCTTTAACTCCCACTTTAATAGTTTTTCGCTTCCGCTACCAACTATTTTAACTCCTTCATAAACAACTTCTATAACTCTTTCTATTTTTTCGTAATCGTCATTTTTAGGAGGATTAAAACTACTATCTTTTTTTATAGCTTTTTTCCCACCAGTAGAAGTATTTTTAACTTTGTAAACTTCGTTCATGTAAGTTTTGTATTCAAAATACATAACATTTACACTATTGTAGTCATCTTCTTTTGTTCTTAAAGTACTAGTTCTGTAGTTACTTTTACCTTGGTTTTTATACGATTCTAACTCTTCGTCACTTAACTCAGGAAACTCTTTTTTAAGTTCATTTATATAAACTTCTTTTACTTCACCAACGTAATATATATCATCAAAATAAGGAGATTCTGAATGCGAATAAATTAAATTAGCTGGATCAACGTATTCTATTTTAATTCCTTCAGACTTGTTAAATGAGTTTTTTACAGCTCCAATTCCTAGAATAACTAAATCATTGTTTATTCTTTTTGATAAGTAATTATACTTGTTTTTATCAAAAACGCTATTTATAGCTTCTTCTTCTGCTATTTCAATGCTCTGCTTATAATCAAGCTGCATGTGAAGTTCTAGCTCTTCTTTTGTTTCTGGTAACTCTTTTTGATCAGTCTTGTATATATCTATACCTAGCTGGCTTGCTACATCATCGTTAAAGCCTTTAGCTACTATA